CGCGTGTTTTTTTTTTTTATTTTAAAACAACTCCGTATCTAGCATCGCTTCTTGCCACGTTCTTACCTTTGGATATTTTGGACGATGATAATCTCTATTAAATATATTCAATGACAACAAATACTCTCTAAGAGGAAAACTATTATGAGGAGCAGAAAATCCTATCTTCTTCATATACTTTTGATCATTCTCAAACCACACAGGTATATTCTCATCTATAAACTCCTTCCCAAACGCCCTCACAGAAATAGCATACGTCCTATTATAAAGATACTTTATCATATAATAAGCCACAGGATCTATTCCTAAAGTATCGTACGCCAAACCGATCAATCTTGTTAAATTCATATAGATGGGGGCAGGGCGATCCTTAGGGACCGCCACCCTCCAAGAATACTGAACTTGAGGGCGCCATGAAACCACTGGAGCAATTTTCTCACAAATCTGACCCAAATTAAAGTTCGCTGCCAATATAAATCGTCGCTTCAAATAGGAGGGACCTTTATAAACGTAACTTAATACATTGCCATTTTCCACTCTTAAATACGTCAATAGGGACCGATGCGAAACCAAATTTTTCATCTTCACTCCGAAATACCTGTCTAAATATTCTGCAAACCGCTCAATTGTAATAATATCTTCCAATTCATCCGGAATTACTGCTATAAAATCATCTCCAAACACCAGTATCGCCAAAGTTCGATTGAGCAAACTTTGCCAAATTTTCTTTCTAATATCGTAGCTACATATCGCCATTTCATTAAAAATGTAACCAAACCAATAAAAGTTGATAACAATCCAAGTATTTCCATGGCTAGTTTCCAAACTTCCGCTAGGCATACAGCCTAGCAAAAGCATATAATCTACCAGCCACCTTACCACTTTCCCTGCCAGTTGTTCTGAACAAGCCTCCAGCAAGTACTGGAATATTCGATAATAGTGGTCTGACTCATCTTTTATAATCCAAAATGACGCAAACATCATGTATATAACTAACTGCATGGCTGTTATACTTGTATCCAAACCACTAATATCTCCTTCTATAACTGATGACGAACCCCTCGACTTCCATCTATACGTCTTACACACATTTTCTGGGGAATTTCCTGGAAGCTCCACCTCTTCATAAACGTCCATGGTGTCTCCTAGTAACGTCAAATATTTCATATAAGCCCCTCCATGCGCCCACGTACTGCCAATATCATTATGGGCACTCTTGTTTCTGGCAGTCTTACCTCCAACTGTGGAACAATCTGGATAATAAGTTCGCTCTACTTTTCTAAACTGGAATATCCTATGCAAAACACTATCATTTACTAGGAAAAATAAGCGCCCTTTTACTC